AGTCGATTGCTAGTGATGTCAAGTCCGGGGGGGCCGTCCGGTGCTTTCTATAAGGCATTTACCAAGGAGGCTAGTTATTGGGATACGCATAGTGTCACGGCTTTTGACTGCCCACATATACCTAAGGATTGGATTGATGAGCAGACGGAGAAGTGGGGGATAGAGCATCCGTTGGTGAGGTCTATGATTTATGGGGAGTTCATGGACTTGGGCTCTGAGAACTTGGTGATACCTTACAACAGTTTACAGTTCTGCTATCAGAATCCTCCGTCGAAGAGGTCGGGTAGAAAGCTGGCCTTCTGTGATTTTGCGGCTGGGGGTGATGAGAATGTGCTGTGTGTGCGGGATGGGAATGAGATATTGCCCCTTAAATGCTGGAAGGAGAGGAACACGATGGAGGGGGTCGGGCGGTTTATTATGGAGTTTAAGAAGCTGGGGCTGGAAGCGCAGAATATATACGCTGATGCGGGAGGTCTGGGTATTCCTATGTGTGATGCTTTGGCCGAGGCGGGTTGGGTGGTTAACAGGGTAAATAATGGCAGTAGGGCTCTCGATGACAGGCATTATGGGAATAGAGGGGCAGAGATGTGGTATGAGTCTGCTCGCATGATTGAGAAGGGTGATGTACGTTTGCCTGAGGATGATACTTTAGTTGAGCAGCTTACCACTAGACTGGGGAAGACTAACAGCAAGGGTAAGCTAATGCTGGAGAGCAAGGATGATATGAGGTCTAGGGGGCTTAATTCGCCGGACAGGGCTGATGCGCTTGTTGGAGCTTTAGCTTGCGGTGGAGTTAATAACCCAGCAGTCTTGGGATCGCGCAAGAGCGTCTTCGATCTTATCTGGCCGGATGAGGATGCTTATGAGTCTAGTTATGGGGTGGCTGGTATGGATGCAGGATAATGGGCGTAAAGACACACAACTTCAGCACTGGGAAATTCAAGATACACATTGAGGACATTGACGGGCTTTGTATAGACTCTGACGTAATTCCCGATAAAGAAAAGTCCATCACTATAAGCCCCCGACTGAAAGGTAGAAGAAGGTTAGAGGTTATTATACATGAATGCCTCCATGCAGAGTATCCGTCTATACCTCAAGAGAACGAGGAGCAATGGGTTGATACTGCCGCACTTAACATTTCAAAGCTCCTTTGGCGCATGGGATATAAGGAATAATGTATTTTACTCTATTCTATTATACTCTACTCTCTTGTGAGTATTTTGGAGAAGGTCGGAGAAGCTGGAGAAAGGCTTTTGGGGATTGTCATAGGATGGAAAAATTATTACGAATAGTGGAGCGCGAATGCGTATGGTTTGCGGAGAGATTCCGTGACGGCTCGCTCTCTCTGGGGGTTCTTGAAACAAAGCATTCGTGCTACTAGATATATGGGATGGATAGAAGGAATACTTGGAGCTGCTGGTGCTGGATTATCTATCTGGCTGTGGTGGCTCAGGAACAGGACTGCGACAAAAAAGGAGAAGAAGGATCAAAATGCTGCGGATAGCCACAAGCACAATGCTGATGTTATTGATGACCTCTTGCGGTAGCATTGGGCTGCTTCCAGTCACCAGACTACCGGAGGGCAACGTCAAGCGACTGACGGAAATGCCTGAGTTTCAGTCCGTAAAGGAATCCTCAGAGGGGGTTAAGCGTTGGGCGAAGGAAGCCTTGCACTCAGTAAACGACTTAGAATATCAATTAAGGATTAAAGATGACTAACAGGGCAGAACTACACGACAAAATAACTGGCGACATTAAGGGTAGGTCAAGGTGGGAGCAGCGTCAAAGCCTATGGTACGAGATGCGGCACACCGGACTCCGAAGGAAGAATAAGCCTTGGAACAATGCAAGCGACCTTCACTTCCCCTTATCTGACTCTGTTGTTGAGAGACTGAAACCGTTCTACTATATGCAGATCGTGGGGATGGACACCATAGCCTCATTTATTCCGATGAGACAGCAGGATGGGGGATTAACTGTTACAGCCGAGCGGTGGTTTGATTATAAGATAAAAGAGAGCACTAACTTTTTATCAGAGGGGCTTACATGGATAGATCACGGGCTGATGAGCGGAAGGTCAGTTGTTAAGGTCTATTGGGACGCGCAGAAGAAGAAGGTTCAGTACGATGCAATAGACCCCATGATGATTGTGGTTCCTGAAAAGACTCGCAACCTTCAGGAGTCAGAGCGGGTAGTGAACATAATGCAGATGAGCGTAGATTCGTTTAAGAGCAATCCACTCTATTCCGGCGTTGACGTAAACGAGATACAGTCCAAGAGGGGCAAGGTCGGCAACAGTAATGAAAAAGAGGTGAACACATATCGCCGCGAAGGAATTAACTATAGCTCTGACTTGAACAGGATAATTCTGTGGGAGGTTTATGAGAAGAAGGACGGCAAGGTTTTTGTCCAGACGTTCTGCCCAGAGGTTGCCAGCATGGATGTTCGTCCGATAATGGAGCTGGATTACAACCACGGCAGCTACCCATTCGTTGATTTCAGTTATGAGATAAAGGACAAGGGCTGGTATTCCCCCAGAGGAGTTTGTGAGATACTAGCACCGTTTGAGTCTTCGCTTTGTAAGATGTGGAACGAGAAGCATGATGCCATGACTCTCTACAACCGCCCGATGTTTAAGACGGACAGAGATATTCCCAACAGCAGTAACATTAGACTTTCCCCTGCCCAGATACTTCCGGTTGGTTTGGCTCCCGTGCAGATGAGCAGCCCTCCGATTAGCTGGGATCAGGAAATCGAGATGACACGATATATCGCGGAGCAGCGTATAGGTATGCCCGACTTTGGCGTACAATCAATGCAAAACAAAGGCGACAGACGAACGGCAACCGAAATCAACGCGATCAGCGGATTAATGGCTGAATCGAATGACCTACGCGCCCGTGTGTTCCGCTTGTCCCTCGGATCACTATATCGGCAGTCTTGGAACCTCTATCTGCAATACAACAAAGAGGACTTAGACTTCCGGTATCGTGAGGATAATGGACGGATTGAGCCAGAAGCCTTTATGGGCGATTACGTTATCGAGCCAAAAGGTGGGCCTGACAGCCAGAACAGGGCACTGAAACTGCAACAAGCAATGCAGAGGAAGCAGTTGTTCGCTGGCTCACCGTTCATTAACCAAGCAGAACTGGACAGATCAATACTGGAACTGGACGACCCAAGCCTTGTTAGAAGGATGTTCCTAGACCCTCAGATGAGGCAGCAGCATGAAGGGCTTGAGGAGGCTAATAACATAGGAATAATGGAAACCGGATTCCCTGTGCCAGTCAGAGGGGATGAGAATTTTGAAATAAGGATAGGAGTTTTGGTTCAATATCTGGATCAGAAGATGGGATCGGGTGAAGGAATATCAGAGCAAACTCAACAACTAATTGTTATGCGTATAAGTGAATTGCTGGACGCCTATGAACAGGCTAACCCGAATGCAGCAAGGCAGCTACGCAAACAGCTCGCCGACTCAGCCGCCTCTTTGGCCGAGGAAAGGCAGATGGGTGCATTGCCGGATGGGGAAGAAGAACAACAGCAAATGCCGCAATGAGAAGAGAGACTATAAGAAGTATTACGAAGAAAACAGAGAGAGAATAAGGGAAACTCAGCGGCTATATTATCAGCGCAATAAGAAGAGGCTTCGTGAAAGGGCTTCCTTGTATTATTACGCGAACAGGAAGAAGGTGCGCGAAGACCAGAAGGTGTACTACGATAAGTACAAAGACCTTATAAATAAGCAGCGCACTGAAAAGATGAGGAATAACCCAGAGCTAAGAATTGTAGCAAATCTGCGATCAAGGCTGTCGTCTTATGTTTCTGGAAAAAGTAAAAGAACCCTGCAACTGCTCGGATGCGAAAGAGATCATTTAATTACCCATTTGCAAGTTCAGTTCAAAAAGGGGATGAATTGGGATAATTATGGGAATAAGTGGGCAGTAGATCATCATATACCAATCACAGCCTTTGACTTAAATAATAAGAAGGAATTCGAGGCTTGTTGGCACTTTAGTAACTTGAAACCTATGTGGGTTAAGGATAATATAAGAAAGGGTAATAAGATATGCTTAGAAAGATAAGGGCTATGATGCTCTTTGCCAGAGAGATCGGTTGGGTTAATGAGCCTAGCTGGACAAACGAGGATGCCAAGGTTCTTGAGTTATTCCTCAGTTCAGACACGGGAAAGAAGTTAGGCATGACATTGTTGAATATGGTCATCAAAACTCAGTCTAGTTGTATAGAGAGTAAAAAAGACCTTGAATATAACGCAGGATTTGCTAATGGTTTCAAGGGTGCGGTTAGTAGCATAGAATCTCTAGCCGACAATAAACTTTACGGGGGCTCAGAAGAGGATGAGCTGAGTAACCTCGAACTATAAAGACATCCTAACAATACATTTCTGGTTTGTGTCGATCAGGAATGAAATATAAAGACACGCCACAGGATAGCACGGTGCGGGTTATCTTGAAATAATGCACAAAGAGAACCATGAGTGAAGAAGTAGAAGGTAGGACATTGGAGCAGTTACAGGATATGGCTGCGGAACAGGATAGGTTATCGGGCTACAGTGAAGGTGAGCATCCCGCTGAAGTACCCGCTGCTGAAATTGAGCAACGGAGAAATGTAGGATCAGAACCTAAACCGGAACCAGAAAAACCTAAAGAGGAAACAAAGATTGAGGCTCCTGAGTCTAAGTCCGAGAAGCCCTCCCCTGAACCGGAAGCTGACGCTGGGCCTCCAGAAGTACCTGATAGTTCTTTGACAGTTGAAGTTGACGAAAGAACGAGTAAGTCTGAAAAACGGCTTAACGAATCTTGGCGTAAACTTAATGCCACTAAAGAGGAACTGGCCGATAAGGAGCGTGAGCTTGAGGAACTGAGAGGAACCTTGAATGAACGAGCCCAGCCAGCAGCCTATGTTGATGAGGACGGGAATACCGCAGAGGATTATGATGCCGCTGCCAAGAACTTTGAACTGGATGGCGAAGGCCGATTAGCTGAAAAGGCTAGGGAGCAAGCCGAAAGGGTAAGGGAAATGGGGCGGAACAACCAAGTGGAAAGAAACGATAATCAGTTCAAGAAGGAGTGGGGCGACAATTTTGATCGTGCCGCAGATTCATATCCTGAACTGAGAGACGCTGACTCCACATTCCGTAAGGCGGTAAATGGAATCCTTCAGGAAAGACCTGTGCTCGCTACATATTCAGGAGGCATTGTTGACGCAGCAGATATCGTTGCCATGCAGATGAAAGTCGAATCTTCAGGACAACTTCAGGAACAGATCAACACTCTTCAGAAGGAGAATGATGGTCTAAAAACTAAACTATCCATTGGTGGCTCCGAGCCCTCATC